ATGATTTTAGCATTAGTAGCCATGCGTATGTCCTTAAAAAAGGGTTATAGAGAAAGTAAAAACTTTCAATTATTTATATCAGTTATCAGTAGGTTCCACCGTCTAGATTATAAATGGTTACAAATCCTGAAGTTACTGTCATTTGATCTGAGTCAAAGTTTGCAACACCCGGATTGGTTACAGTTGCAAGTTCAGCAGCAACGGTCAAAGAGTTAGCACCATCATTATATGTTAAATCAATACCTTCTCCAGCAAGGAGCAAGTTATTAAGACGATCATCAACACGTTCATCTGTGAAGTAAAGGTTTGTACCTTCACTTAGGTTTGTGGTACTGAAGTTAGAAAGGTCAGAAACTTGACCAGTAACGTTACCAGTAAGATTACCTACAAAGGTAGAGGCTTGTACATTCTTATTGAATACCCAACGATCTGTAGATGATGCATAAAGGATTGTTGCATTAGCCCCGTTAAGAGTAAGCCCCCCACCATCAGCCGCCCCGGCAGAAGCAGCAGAATCTGCAAGTACAAGGTTTTTATCATTAAGAGATACTTCAGTTGAATTTACAGTTGTGGTTGTACCCTCCACATGCAAGTTACCATAGATGTAAACATCTCCTGAATCACCAACCGGTGTTGGGTCAAGGTAAAGGGCACCAGTTGAAGAGATTGTATTACCATCAAGGGTAAGATTATCAACATCAAGAGAGGTTAGGCCATTAATATCTGTACGTGAACCACCAAGGGAAATAGCATCTGTACCGATTGTGATTGTGCTATTTGCAAGTTGAGTATTTGATACCCCGCCTGATTTGATTGTTACTGCACCAGAAGATACCCCAAAATCAGCAGTAGCAAAAGATGCAATACCTTTATTTGATGTGGTAGCATTTTCCCCAGCGACTGTAATGGTCGTACCAGAGTGGGTAACATTCATGCCTTCTCCACCAAGAATAGACACACCATGCCCTGCCATGGTCACGGCCCCGGTATCGGTTGTGATATCTTTTAGTACATCATCACCAAGAGAAACGACGCCCGAGGATACCCCGAAATCAGCAGCGGTAAAGGATGCAACACCTTTATTGGTTGTGGAGGCATTCTCGCCAGCAAATGTAATGGTTGTACCGGAATGGGTAACATCCATACCTTCGCCGCCCGACATTGTTACACCATGAGAAGCGATTGTGAGTGCGCCTGTGTCAGTGGTGATTGCTTTCAGAACTGTATCTTTTAACGATACGGCACCAGAAGATACCCCAAAATCAGCAGTAGCAAAAGAGGCAATACCCTTATTTGATGTAGAAGCGTTTTCACCAGAAATTGTAACTGTGTTGTTTGTGATAGCTGCATCAATACCTTCTCCCCCTGTGAAGGTTAGAGTATCAGTACCAAGTGCAACTGCATCTGTTCCAGTATCACCAGCAATATTAAGAGAGGTTGAAATTGATGCAGTGCTTGCAGCAGTTAATCTACCCTGTTGATCTACCGTAAATGTAGGGATAGCAGAAGCAGAACCATAAGAGCCGGGGGTTACGGCTGTATTATCAAGATCAATTGATACTACATTATTTGTAACAACAGTTGTAATCCCGGTATCACCATTAAAGTCTAGGGCAGAGTCAGCAAGATTTACGGTATCAGAACCAGTATCACCTGTGATTGAAATAACCCCAGCCCCAGCAACTGTATCCACATAATTCTTGGTAGCAGCATCTTGTGCGCCAGACGGATCAGTAACGTTTGAAATTCGAGATGTGCTAACACTAACAGCCCCTGATCCATGAGGACTTAAAATTAAATTACCATTAGTATCAGTTGTAGAAATCGTATTGCCGTTGATATCAATATTATCAACCTTAAGATTATCAACCTTTGATGAAGCATCCACAAGTAATGCACTTGAAGCTGTTAAGGTACCGGCAGTATGATCCAGCATATTGGTGAATACTTCACCACCAATTACAACGTGATTTGCTGCATCGCCTGCTGTTTCGGTGCCCATACCTACATAAAGACGTTGACCCCCTGCTCCAGCAAGAGATGAATAAGCTAGTTCGCCTTGTGCCAGCGTTGTGGGATTACCAGATACCGCTGATCTTTTTATTCTTATTATTGATGCCATTAGTATTGGCCCCCTGTTATATCTTGTTTATCTAACGTCAAAGTATTCTTCCACTTAGATGACGATTGTTCATATACTAAAACGTCCCCATCATTCAAAGATGAGATTTCTACATCAGTCAATGCATCTAAATTGTGCGCTGCTTCTGTTACCTGTCTGACCGGTCTACCAACAACAATCTTTTTGATGGTAGGACCCTGCTTAACCACACGAATGGTCTTGACTTTAGTAACGTTTGCTCCAATTATAACCGCCATAGTAAACCTTATTTTGTAACTGAAGGGGTCACTTCAATCTGACCTTCTAGAATTCTTTCAATAATAGTATTACTTTCCGAATCTAAATGTGAAATTTCAACATCATATACGTATCTTCCGGCCTTTAGTAAGCCGGTTTGAGTGTTGGTAAGAGACATAGCTATGATACCATCAGTTGCCGGGGAAGTTATAATCGAAGCGAAATCAGTAGTATCATCCGAATCGCTGTTATACGTTTTTTTCAATTTAGCAGCAGCGGAATAGTTGGTAAGGTCCTTGACTAATGAGTTTGCATCTTGAAGATGAATCTCAATAGCCACGTCACTTCCCTGATCAATTGTAATGTCTTCGTAATGTGCCATATTTTCTCTCTGTACATTTTAGACTATTTATACAAATTCTGAATAGTATTTCCAGTTATGTGGCTTATTCATAGAATGAGTAAAATGTACCATTTTTATATCAGGATGGAATTCATCTCCGAGAAACAGGTATGGATTGCCAGTTTTTGCTTTGTATTTTCTGGTTAGATTTCGATGAAAATTGAAAATCAAATCTTCATCTGGTTGTGAATGTTTCATATTAATTACATAATCAGTTGCCCATCGGGTGAACCATTTGACGGGCAAATGGGTTAGACGTAACCCAAATTTCTTGACATGATCTTCTACAAAATGTTGTTCTCCATTCACTGGGCCGGTAGTGGTGCCATTTAAGATATAGTATTGTTGCCACATTTTAGGATCAGACATAAATTCATCATAGATAGGCTTGCAATCTCTTGGATAGTATTTAAAGAAACCGCCATTGATACCTTTACCTTCTCCTTGCCACCAATCAGGCATGGCCGCAAATTCCCCTCGCTTTATTGGAAAGTCAAATATTTTCTTGTAATCATTCATCAAGATAACATCAATATCCATAACGACTACGGCTTCATCAAGGTCAAGGTTCATGACTGCCATCTTGTTCCATTGTAAAGCTACCCGTGGATCAAAGGGTTCTCGAATCCAATGAATATCATAATCAAAAAGCTTCATTTCTATATAAGCTTCATACTCAGGGCCATATTTGTCCCCTATTCTTACGCAAAATATCTTCATATAAATAGGTCAAACCTCTTGTTGATTACGTGATACATGTAAGCCGGATCAAAGGTTTCTTCCCGAACTGGATAGTGCCATTTTTTACTCAGAAATTGGATTGGGACTTTGTTCATTACTTGTTTGAAGGCAAACACCGTTTCATTATCATAATTGAAAACACGTTGTATGTTGGGGGGGTACATCGAATAAGGATCAGTCTTGAGTTGGGTCATGAGTTTGATAGTGTCTCCAAAATAACCAAAGTAATTAAGCTTGTTTATAAGTTTGGTAGACGCTATCATGATCCCGGTGTTGAACACGTCTGTATGGCCATCATATCCACTCTCAGATAGCATTGCGTGAGTGTTCCAGTACTTAGAAGCTGGGTTGCGGATACAGGTATTGAAATCTTTGGAATTAATCTCCTTACCCCATTCCGCTTCTGCATTGGATTCCGCCAGCACAAAATGGTTCTCAACATCATGTTCATCAAAGATGTTTTTTGTTGAACACGGCACCACATCAAAATCCAAATAACATACCTGATCATATCCAGCAGCAGTTGATGCAAGTCGAGACATAAGCTCATGTTTGTAGAAATTGATTATGTCATATTCCGATATCATTGGATATGATTTACGAATATCTTTAGCATAGATTTCATACTCAAGTCCAAACAGCCGATATTCAACTCCAATTGATTTGGCATAGGCTTCTTGTTTTGCTTTCAAAAAGGAATAGTAAAGCTTAAAGGCGTTACGGGTTTCTCTACTCTTGGTGGTTGTATTTTGCACACCAGTTTCTGTAAAGTCCCCCGGATTATCTAACTTGGAAGTTGGAATGTCTACAAAAATGCTAAAGATTATTCGTTTCATTTGCCTATCACCATGAATCGTTTGTACCCATCTTCTATCTCTATTTCTCCTTCAAACAATATCACATCAAGTCCGGTTGAGAGAATGAAAGCGTCTAAATTTTTACTCAAGTTGATATTGCCTTTCTTGGGAAGATTGGTGCCCTGAAGAATGAATAGAGTGTTTGGTCTGTAACCCTGCTTTAGATCATAGAAGTGATATAGGTCTTCACAATTGGTGCATAACACCGTATCAACATCTTTTGAAATGGGGTCAAAGTTTACATCAAGAGTTGATTGCACAAACTCTATATCGCCCTTCATGGAATGGGCTAGTCTCCAATTTATTTCTGTTACTTCTTCATCGTAATCAAGCATGTTTATAGAGATTGCCCCGTGGGATTTTAACAAAGTTAACGAATATATCCCTATACCTGAAGCATAGACATTCACCTTTTGAATATCAGCAAGCAACTCTCTATCCCACCACAAGTGTTGTTCCATGGAAGAGGGTTTTATAGCATCATAAAAATCGGTTTTACGATAAGGTATTTCATTATCAATATAATACAGAGCATCTATCCACCCCTGCATATCTTTTGGGTCATTTACAAACATAGGGCGTTCTTTTCATCTATGGATAATCCATTCAGCATGTGAACCAATCCTCTACCATATCTAGGATATTCTTCGGATGTTATAATGCCCATTGGAAACATGTTAAAATGTTCCCGTCTTTCTTGCTCGTATGCATAAGGACCAAAAGCATGAAACATGAAATTGTCATTTGCTCCATAGGTGAAAAAGACCTTATCCAAATTCTCATTTACGAAATCAAAAATTCTTCGGTTTTGACCGGGCTTCCATACCATGACAGAAGAATTGAAATATGGACAACGTCTCAAATGAAATTGACGCTTCCATTCCTCGCCTTCATTCTCATCAAACCAATAACTCTTGACCAGCCAAGGTTTCTCATTATCCAAGTCAAAGAAATACGAAAGGTCGCCAAGGATAAGACTATCAAGGTCTAAATATAAGATGGTATCATCAGGATCAAAAACGGGTTTGTTGTCTACCTTTAGGTCTAGGTCTTCCTTAAACATAAGCAGTTTTCTATAATGGGTTAATCCCCCACAATCATCTCTTTCAAAATCATCCCACTTACCTTCTGCTCTTTGATCTGGATCGTCTTGTCCTCTAAAATGAATCTTCTGGGCAGCATTCCATTTTGGTATATCCACATCTATTAGAGGCACAAAATCAAATGGTACAGAGCAATTGGCATTGACCTGATCGAACATCTTATCAATGTGTTCTTGGGTATAAACCTCTCCCCATTTCATCACTACTATTTTGTTAGACATTCATTAATCCCTTCCCAAATAGGCTTGGCTTGATATTCTATCTCTCCTATTAAACGTTCCCAATCTTCTATATGGTCCAGTTTATCAAAAACATCACCCCAAATTTTGGTACTTTGATCATTACTTTTCCATTTCGTCATTTCTCTGGGCGTTATAATATGTAGATCGTCAAACCCATCTAAGAAGGTTGGAAGATGATCTAAGAATTGTTGAGTTATTTTTGAGAAACTGGTTATTATTTCCAATGAAATGTCTAAAGGTATTTGTATATTATTATAAAGCTTTCTTAAGTCTTGCGTAGTATGACATGTATTGATAGCATTTTTATTAGGCTTCACCACCGCAAATGTTAATCTTGCTACATTCCAATATTGTCCCCAAGTTGAGTTTGTATTCATTGCCTGTTTGGTCATATACATAGGCAACAGGAAAGAAGTGTAGGTTTCAAAATATCCTCTAGGCTTCAATATAATCCCAGATTTATTGTCAAATGTATTCCTTCCCATTATCAAATCTTTAAAATTGTGGAATTGCTCCCCTTGTATTTTACACAAGGTTCGTTTAGAATGATAATAGTCTTCTACTTCTCCTAACGTTCTCCATTGACCAAAAACCTCTGCAAAATTTATCATTCCTTTTTCTTCTGCTAAAGTCGAACAGAAGAAAGTAGAAGCTGAACGGGGATTCATATAAACAATTGCAGAATCATATTTTAGATTGATCATCTTTGTTCCAATACCACCTGTCATGATCCTTTGTTTCATCATGTGTCAAATCGTATTTAGCCTGTTCTACCAGATCGTCTAATGAAGTGCCTTCTTCATTATCTAGTTGCTCATACCCCCATTTCATCTCTTTACACCCCATACATTCTCCACAATGCCAGAGTTCATGTCTGTTGCAACTGATTGTGGTCTTGAATATCTTATCAAAATAGCGGCGTCGGGCTAGATCGATGATATGATATTTCTCAAGATGTTCCATTGGATTTTTGAGAAATGGGTCATTGGTTCTCCATGGGCGTTTTGGAAACTCAGGAGAATTAGGATCGTATTTATGAAAGAATTCGTTTCGGGGGGATTGTATGTTTCCACAATACAATTCTTCTACTTCATTACTTTGTCGTATCTCATCCATTGCCAACCAAATTCTGGCATGATGATTGTACATAGGAATACTCCAGTTATCCTGACCCACAATATTGAGTTTGAGATGAGATAATCCCATCTGCTTGAGAAGTTCTATGATGACAGGCTTTTCTTTGTTGGGACCTGTCTGGATATTGTAAAGCTTTATCTCTGGGGGTTTGAAGAGGCTCTTGGCCAATAGATACAATAAGACTGTGGAATCCATTCCAGATGAAACCAGAACCCCCACCTTCTTTTTTGGTTTAAGGCTTAGGACTCTTTCATCCCAGTCTGGTCCACAATGAAATTTCATTACTAAATCCTATTTGTAATTACCCAATAATCTTCTTTCCATTCTTTATATAGCGGTCTAAAATCAATTGAAAGAGCATGACCTTCTGCCAAGGCTTCTACCTGATCCCGTGTATAATGAGTTACATATTCTGATCCCAATGGGGGATTATAATTAGGAGAAAACATCACACCACAAAAAGTGGTAGAACCAGATGATATGATTTGTTCAAAGAAAGATGATAGACTGACATAATTGATAGTTCCAAACAAAGACAAGATGGTATCTGCCCGTTGGGGAAATACCTCTTTGCAATTCCACTTACGAAAGTTGTGATTTGGATATTTCTTTTTGGCTTCGTCTATCATCTTTTGAGATATGTCAAGTCCAAGAAACATGTCTTTTGGCTGTTGTTCAAGACCCGCTATCTCAATATCCTGACCAGTGCCAATGCCCTGAGATATTACAGAACCCAAAGGACCAAGGCGTTTGATATGTTGTGTTGTTTGTTTTTCATCATTACGATATTGTTCTTGTTGATAATCGGTATCATAATGATCTGCTTCTTCATCATATAGTTTTTCAATGCTCATGATATAGGTTCCTTATTTTAAGGTTTTGTGTAGTATAGTAAACAACTCCAATAATGTTTCTGAAGTTCTAATCTTTTGTTTCTTATCACGTCCCGCCTTGGTTTTCAAGGCTTTTATTTCAGGTATTTCAAACACTGCCAGTTTAGCTCTAAAAAGGATATCCTCATCTTCATTTTTATCCAACACTTCATTCACAACACTATTAGAAACATCTCTATCAAGCTGTTCTTCTTCAACCAATGTTTTGTATTTGGTTTCGAATTTGTGCTTGATACGCTTTACTTCATTTTGAGCAAAGAACCTATAAATATCTCGAAATGCCTGACCTTGTTCTTTGTTATAGGTTACGGTTTCTAATTGAATACGTTCATAATCCCAACCTTCATCAAAGAGGTCTTTGAGTTCAGAATAATCTGGATCAAGGGCTGGAATATGTACAGAAATGATTTCTGGTTCTTCGCCTTCATCTTTATGATTGTATTGAACTTCGATAGTATCATGTTCTTCATTTGAGAATACTGCTCTAACGATTTCTTTATCAGTAAATACTGCCATTTGTTACACCTTCTGACATGTCAAATATGTGGTAGTTATAGTTGTTTGGGTACCGTCTGGAAATTCTTGGGCACGGTAATCATTTTTAGAAACCCAACGAGTTTGCCAATTACCAGAACCATTAAGTTTAGTATCCACCATTCCTGACCCTCTAGCCCAAGTACCAGACGTTGATTTATCATAATCGATTTTATACCCTGCTACTTGAGCAGCATAATACCTAACACAATTTTGTAGTATGGTTTGAAAATTGGCTCTTGTATATTTCTGTAGATGATTTGCAGCCGTGATTTGTACCGGTGTTGGAATAGCCCCTTCAGAAGCACCATCAATAGAATGAAGATAATAGTTCTGGATAGTGATAGGTTGATCAAGAGTTTCGTAAATGCCCCCAGCCGTATACAGCGTTGTATCAGCCCGTGTATCAACGAACACTGGAGTTGCTGATATAAGGGTATGTCCAGCCAGACTTGACGCTGTATGGACCCTGTACGTGCCTGCTTGGGCTGTTGTAGTAGCAGCAGTAGTTAGGGTATCTATTACATCATCTACAAATGTATCTCTCATATCTGTAAGGGTCATTGCATGAATATTACCCCCAGATTGATACACCGGAAATGCTTTATTGTTTGTATCTGTTGGGGCAGAAAGAGAGGCAAAGGCTTCAGCAAACTTATCATAGTTTACAGTTACGGTAGTCGGTTCTGGGGTTTCACCTTCAGTATCAAAATTGTGTGTGTCAGTTGTTCCAGCCCCAGCTTGTAAACGGGTATCAGCAATATTACCAAAAGAACCAGTTCCAACCGTTAAAGTTACTGAAGGGTTTAATCCATATTGGCGGATCATTTCAGTTTTGATATTTGCAATATCTGTATCTGACATTTCTTGTAGGTTATTAGAACCATCAAGTTTTAGAGGTCTTCTTACCGTCATAATTAACTACCAGTACCATATAAGGTTTTCAAAGTTGATCCAGAGGAATCGTATAAGATGATTGATGTGGCGGATGAAAAATTAGCACTTGTGATAGTAGCAGATGCAATATCAGCACCTGTAATTGTTGCGTCTGCTATAAGGGTGGACGTAACACCCGAGTCCTGAATAGCAACTACCCCCCCAGTAATGGATATACCAGCACCAGCAGAAAAATGTGCCCTAACTTCAGAGGAAGATGGTCCAAGAAAATTAAAGACGCCTGAAGAACTGTCATATGCAAGACTGCCATCTCCCCCAGAGTCAATCACAGAAAAGGCGGATAAATCAACCCCTCCACTTGTATAGTTCGAATCCACTTCAGACTTTAGACTATTAATAGCCCCAACCACATCAGAGTCTTCGATGGTGGTTAAAAGAGCAATATCACCTATCGCAGAACTTATAACATTGGTTCCCAAGACATGATCTGAAAGAGTGTCTGTTAATGAAATTTTAGTTTTTACCATATCATTTCTCTATTAATTGGTGAAGCAACATTTTGATATCAGATATATCACCTTTTAGGTTACGAATATCTCGTTTCATTTGGTTGTATTCGTTATCTTTAATCTTGCGTTTCTCTTTTGCATTTCGGGCGGCTTGCATACTACCCTTATTTATATTGATGATAGCCCCGGAATTTGTATCTCGTACAAACCCCGGAAGACCTTCAACCTGTAATCTATTACCCATTATACCCCCAGAGCTATTACCCGTAGGTCTTGAATGGTAGGAATTTTAGATGAATTGGTAGATGTAAACACCATTTTCAATTGGAATTGGGTAAATGGATCAATTGAGCCGCCTCTACCCCCAATCAAATATTCATAATCTCTAAACTTAGTGGTATCTTCATCAGAAGGCATTGAAGTTTCTACTGTTGAAGCCACCCATGCCACGTCTGTAAGATTTGTTTCATCTGTACCAATTCTATAGTACAATTCGATATCAGCAACAGAAGGTCTGTTAATGCCCATGATAACCTTAATGCCAACAGCATCTTCTTCTAGTGTTACCGCTTTGGTAATATGCTTGGAAGCGTGTGAACCATCGGAAGGATCGGTTTCGGCCACATAATTCAAAGGAACATTATATCCGGTTGCTGGCGCAGCAGCTTGATTATCAATATCATTTGACCATGTGATCATATTCAAGGTTGAACCATCAACAACAGGAGATACTTTAGAGCTTGTAGTAGTCATACTACTCTTAAGCGTACTTGATCTTACCCCAGCCCCAAGTTCAGCAGTTTCCAGAGTAGGACTTGCCACCAAACGTGGAGCAAGAGTGTTATTGTCCTGATTTATATAAACAGAAGAATATGAAGTGTCCTTTTGGTATGCAGTTTCAGTCCCAGCATAAGATTTACCGGTAGTTAGTTTAATTTCATGACTAAGGGCTGTACTTTTTGGTAAAATTTTATCAACATATGGAACATAAGTATCAAACATTACGTTTTTAGTAACGATAACCTCTGATCCACCGCCAAAGGTAGTACTAGTAGCAGCAGAATCAGCTTCTACTGTATATCCTGTGTTGTCCAAGGCTGTAATAGCTCTTGTACCAAGAATAGAAGTACCAGCTATACCCCCAACAGTTCCCCCAGAATCAATACCATAGATTGTAACATCATCAGATACCGTAAATCCATGATTTGGATGTGCGAATGTTATTGTAGCATCCCCGGAATCGGTTGAAATAGGATCGGCTTCTAACATTGTTCTAGGCAAATCAACGTTTTCTGATATAAGATATCCACCAGCAGTATCAAAATCTGCACGGTAAAGTTTGAACGCAATATCTGAAGTCTGATCAGCAGTCCATGTAGAAGAGTTCTGAGATTTGAACATTGAACCAGAGGCTGGTTGTTTGTTTACTCGTTTTTCGGTAGAGCCTAAGATGAAATCATAAATTTTAGCAATGTAGATATTGTATTCTGTGGTATTTGCCAAAACAACGAATGAATATTCTGTATTAGGACTAAGGAATACCGGAGCATCAAATTCAAATGAAGTCGCTGTTGTACCATCAGCAGAAGTGTTAACCGAGGCAGGAGCCAAAAGCTTGGTACTGTTTTCTAAGACATTGGAGGATGGATATCCATTAACCATTTCTCGAATTTCCACCCATACTGGATCGGTGGTTGCTTTTGTCGCAAAATACAAGTCGAGTTTGGTTAAGAAAATGCCTTCGTCTTCAATCACAAAGAATGATTGAGCCAACGGATCAGGGGGCACTCTTGGTTCTTCACGTTCTTCACGTTCACGTACAATGACATTCACTATACTCAAACCATTAGCTTCGAATGGAGCTTTGGCTACTGTTAGTGCATCTGCTTCCACGTCAGCACTAATATCCAGAAGTTTAAATTCTCGTACCCCAGTTCTAAATTGAATATTTTCATTATTGGGCACTATGAAAGAACCTTCAATAGTACCTTCTGCGTCTGTGGTTAAAGTTGAAGAGCCTTCAGGATTTGAAGGAGTTGTTGCAACCCTTCTAAGGCGATTGCCAAAACGCTCAGTTGAAGGCATCGCATCAGTGATTCGTTGGAAGGATTCTTCTCTACACCAGTCTGATACATTCACACCATCAAAGAATGGGAATACCCGTGTATTAGGTCTCATTCCTTCTGCTCTGAAGAATATTTTGATTGAACGCATGAATGGAATTACGGTAGAATTATCATCCGCAATGATATTACCATCACGGGTAATACGTCTTCTAGCTTCACCCCTAAATCTGTTACGGCCATTTTGATTAAATCCGTCAACCTCACCTCTACCCCAAGAAGTAACACCTGTTGCCAACCATGTTGTATTCATGGCACGACTTCTAGTGTTACGGTTTCTTTGTCCTGCTCTAACGGTAATAGTGGTAATTTCTCTCCACTCATCACGATTAGGAGACAGAGTCATTTCCCCGAAATGTAGAAATACTGCAAATGGGTTAACGTTTTCAGTTCTGGACACAAGAGGTTGATCAATGTATGTTACTTCATCATATTTCAGATAAATTCTATCAGCCTTCTTAATGGTGTTAGAAGATAAATCAGAATCGTATGACATTTTAACTTCATCATTTGAGAAAGATGGTCTCAGATGATTATAGCGAAAATCAATAGAAGATTTATATTCAGGATTTGCAGTGTCCCCCATGGAAGTGTTTTTAAAATTATCCACCATGAAACCAGATTTTGTTCTATTCAACCCAGCAGAATCCAATACTTCAAATGATGAAGTTTCCAATTCAAGAAGGGATAGGGCAGTAACTTCCTTAAGATTTTCAACCTTTGTATTCAAATCATCAATATCTGCCATTGTGTAACGGCGGGTATCGATTTTAGATAGGGTTACATCTGAATCGTTTAAAGTGTAAGCGTTTAGTTTGATATCATATAGATTTAAAGCCGTATCATGCACTTCAGGAAAAATTGGTGTTAATGAACTTGGTCCATTAAGAACTTCCAGAGTACCATCGGTATTAACAACCAATCTGGCATAGCGTGGCATATAATACACAACATCAGAAGTAATCAAATCTGTGGGTTCTGGAAGTTCATTAACCCGTGCAGCACCCCCAGAATATGTTGTAGATGAGTTTTGCACTGGACGGAAATCTAAAGTATCCCTTAAAGGAACTTCGTTCCCATTATTTTGAGTGTATGTTGGGATTTTATCATAATCTACCTGTCCAGTATAAGAAGAAACAGAGAAAAAATCACCGCTAGTACCGTGGGTGAAGTATTCAAATCTTGCAAATACATTACCAGCCGGGGCGGTCTGACCACCTTTAAGAACCAATCTACCCAAGCCATATAAGTTATCACGTTGACCGGTATCAACAGTAAATTTAGAAGTTATGTCTGTACCATCCGAGTCAGTATCACGAATGCGAGATACATTGTAAATATCAGCAAGAGCTAGATCAATATACTGTACCCCATTACCATCCGAATCAATGGTAGTTGTTACTGTAGTTTCTGTAAGAGTTTTTGTTCGTGACGCCCCAGCAGATTTATTCACATATCCCACAACCTCAAGATTAGAGGATGAAATAGGACCAGATGAAATTGTAGCAGCCGCTGTACCAGCCCCCGCAACAGAAGCTGTAGTGTGTAGATCAGAGTCAGCATTAGCCATCATCCAATCAGAAGTATTTGAAAATGTTTCACCGGGCGCTGTAAGATTTATAGACCCTGCCCCGGCCCCATCTGTGGTTGTTGAGAACCTACGCTGCACTGTCAAAGAAATATCTGACATTGATTGTGGTCTGTCATTAGGCAATGGAAATAGTAGAGAATTTTCCCCAGTATTTTTGAGAACCGCCTTTGCATTTTCTAACAATATATTTGAATAATCAGTAACACCCGAACCAAACGATTTAACATTACGGAAGGATGATCCTGAATTCATTTTAACATCAAATATATATTGACGTAGATCACCAGAACCCGCTTCAAGTTCCATTGCTCTTACACGGGCAGTACCAATAGTAGACCCAAGATAGCTTGCAGAATCTCTAAGATTAACCAATTCAAATTCGTTTATATCATGAAGACCTAAACCACCTGAAGTAATGATATAATTGCCATAATTGGCAGCAACTACTTCATTATTAAGAGTTGTGGTATCCTGTGCTTTTGACACATCAATTTTGGTTGGATATGCAATAGAAGCACGATATCCATTAACGTATGAGATACCATCGGACACATCAAGAATTAAAGCGGTAGTATCAGAATCATTTTCATCAAATTTAGCAAGAAAATCTTTTACATTGTAGTTGCCGGATTCTTCTTTGGTTCTCAGAGCCAAAAGATCATTGATGACATTATAATCATCGGTGGCTTTAACTATGTCTACTAATACACCATCAATAAGTTTACCGACATAAACAAAATTTTCATCTGAATCGATATCATCTCGTGTAGAAATGGTGAGGGAAATTCTATAACGATCAGCACCGGGGGCGGATAGGTTTGGAAGATCACCTGCATTATCAAATAAGGCTGTTGTATCACTTGAAGTAACAATGTCTTGTACTACTTTAAACCCAATATCCAAAGATGGGGTGGACGTATATTTTGAAACTATAGAGGATTGTGCTACAGCAAATACAAAACGGCCCTGAGTGAAGAAATCACCAGAGGACATTGAAACTCTGGTACCTACTCCAATAGCTGGATTACCTGTTGTATTTGTGGTTTGTACAACCAAAGGCCATGCACCATTTGTTATACTTTCACCAGCAGACATTCTAATAGCAGTAGACCCGGATGTACCAGAAGCCGTATCTGTATATTGAACATATAGAGTGTCTGGATCAGCCCCAGTTGCCGCCACTACCTCAACAACCTTCACCTTAACACCCGAGCTTGCCCCGGTGTAAATAGTACCAACAAGGGTAGAAGTATCAGACGGAAGAGCTAAAGCCGTACCAAGTTTGATAAACTCGTAACGATTATTTACAGTCATACCCCCCGGATTAACAGCAGCACCTTCTTTAAAGATGTTACGGCCAAAACGAGAAATCTCTTCGTGAATAATTGTTTGAGATTGCGTTAATTCTCTCGCCTGCACCAAACGGCCAGAATTGAACAGAATTCTATGATAACCATCGGACTCTGTCCAGTCATCATTATATGTGGTTGAAAACGTAGCGTTTGTGTAAGTATTTGGCATGATTTACCTTAAATTTGTATAATGATTTTTAGGTCTTCGGTCTGTTCTGTTGAACGATCAACCGCTGCACGATTATCAATATATAGCACATCACCAGAAAGGGAATTTACTTCCCCATAGTTGAATGCTCTTGAATCAGAATCTACTCCAGCAGAATCCAATATACCATCTCCAGACCCATTGTTTTCAGTAAGAGCTTCCCCTTCCGTAAACGCTGTAAATCCAGTGTCTTCTGATTGGTGGTAATAGACTTTAGAGTTAGAAGCATCATATTTATCAACAATGGCAGTAGCCCCAGAAGAACCTCCAACAATTGTCTTGTCGGGTGTAAATGCTGTATTGATCGTACCTAAAGTCAAGGAACGTAATACTAACCCGGTGGAAGCGGAAAAAGCAGAATCTGTGCTAGGCACGGTAGGGTTTTTCATGAGAACAATTTGCCTAAAGTCTTGTCCAATAATGAAATCCCCAGATTCTTCCCCATCAGGTTTTGTGTTAAACATAAGACCAGTTGATTTTAGATCATCTCGTGGGTCTGCTCCAAATCCGGTGCCCGGTGATAGAACTGCCCGTGCGGTAGCAGTAGTAGTAAAGCCACCCCCCGAAAGAACAACATCAGCATAATCATATGCGGTTCCCATGGCAGCAGAATCGTTATCAATTTCAATCTTAACAACAGCCCCTGATGAAATGGTAGCAGTAGCTTGGGCAGAATCTCCATTACCTACAATAGAAACAGATGGGACAGATGTATATCCAGCCCCTCCAGTCATTATAGCGATAGAAGAAATTTGACCTGCAACGGCGGCATTCTGGATAGTCTTTTGTTCTATATCAATTGTCGAAGAGTTAGAGTCGGTTGTACCCATAAGTCTAACTGGCATATAGTTTGAAGAAAGATATTTACTTGCATTTGCGGCTGGAATAGTGTATAGGAACTTCCAAGTGTAACCATCTGAGGTTGTAAATGCATTTGTGGTTACCCCAGTAGGCTTGACTGTAGAAGTTACTGTTGCCCCTGTGCCATCAACTGATCTTTGCAAACATACGTAAACCTGATTATCTTCAGTGATTACATAATATTTTGCAGATGGATATCCCGTTTGATTATCATCCCATGCAGAGTAGATTGTACCAGAGGTCCAACTATTTCGTGGGATTACAAATGATACATCTTCGGCAGATTTTATCGATTGTAGGGTAAGACGTGCATTACGAACGTCTCTTTCATTATTGATTGGTGTTGGGGCAATATCAGAATCGTCCCAAACTTCGCTTCTACCAATACCAATATAATATCTCTGAGATGAATCAGAAACATCATCAAAAAGGTCTTGCATAATCTGTTTTTTGAAAACGTCTGTAATTGTTGCAGTCATTTATCTTATCCTATCGTTAGAACTGATTGGTTGCCTATCACATACCAATTGCTACCATCCCAAACTATTTCACAGGATTCATATTGTGACATAACAAAATATGATCCTTGGGCAAAATTAGATGGGGTAACTGTAGCAGCACCAGCCCCTTTATTTGTGAATATTTTATTTTCTCCTGCAACCGTACCATCTGCAAGTGTTAGAGCTAGGGCGGTGCCCTTGTTGCATATATGATATGTATAGTTGAGAGAAATAGCCCCATTGCCGGTAATAGTATCAGGCTCGTATGCAGTTTTTCTGGAACGAATAGCTCCAGTACCCTTATTGATTAAATTAATTCCAATATCCGAATCTGCACCAGATGCAGTCATGACAGGGTTGTTACCTGTTGCAGCATTTGCTAAAGTAATTTCATTTACAGCCGAACCCGTTGCTGTAAGTTTAAAAAGTTCTGCCCCGTTAGTATCATTGATAGCAGTTGAAACATTGGGACTAGAAATATTAGGAGCCGTGAGGGTTTTATTTAAAAGTGTTTGAGTAACATCCGTAAAGGCAAAGGTATCAGAATCTGATAACACCGGAAGATTTACATTACGATCAGCTACAAGTTCCCCAGCCACAAAAACATATTGATGATCTAGAGAAGCATCATTGATTTGAGGGGTAGTCAGGACCGGGGAAGTCAGAATTTTATTTACAAGGGTCTGGCTTGATGAATCAAGAAGAACAGTACCAGAAGCGTTTGGAAAGTTAATATTACGATCCGCTGTTGGATCAATAACCCCAATTGACGTTTCATATGAATCTGCACTAGCTCCTTCATACACCATTGTGGTGTTTGTAAAGGATATAGCATTCATAAGAACATCGGAGTCACCTCCAAGCTTTAGCCAAATCTTGACTAAATCATTATTGATTTTTTGTCCAGCAGACTTTAATGTATCGCCAGTGCCATCCCATGATGTGGTACCTAAGCTAATATTTTCTCTAGTCATTTTATTACCTGTTGTTTAGTCTATTTATATCAATTCTTATCAAAAGTTTCATTTTCATTGCTAAAGTCTATTGGATTGTTTGTTCCATCAGAATCGATATCAAATGTTGGTGGTGTGTCTGTAGCCATACCTGCTATATCATTGTATTGTTGATCTAGGAGAGTAGGAGTAGCAAGGGCGGATTGGGAGATAAAGGTTTCAAGTGATACGCTAACATTCCCAGATGAATCTGCAATAACAGCAGTAAGTGGTTCTAGGGATGCAGTGAATATCGAAGTTGCGGTTTCGGCCAGAACAAGATTGTTTGCATTCGAGTCTTCAATTGATGTAGGAGTAATTGGAAGTATGGTAGCGGTTTCCACCAACAACACTTCCCCTCCAAGATAAAATCCTGCCGGGTGAACCAATTCTTTATAAAGTGTTCTCCAAGTTGAAATTGGAATAGAAGACTTTACTAGAACAGACAGGGTCTGATATAATGCCCCGTTTTGAATGTACTTGAGACTTTCAGCCCCACATTTGGATTCACCAACAATGAACAGAAAATCCTTGGGATAAACTATTTCTGGTTCCTCTCCATACAATGCTCTAAAGAAATGCTGTACAGATAGTAAAGAACCTTTGGTTCTGAAGAAGTTAGGAAAGTTCTTTAGGGCTTCTCGTGGGTCGCTAAAATTATCAGCAGATAATCCACCCCCGGTTTCTTTCATTAGATAATCAAGGAATCTAATAGAGACCCCGTCAATATCCTTACTTCTGAGCAAGCCCCGCAGATCGTCATTAAAGGTTCCATCAGAATCTAAATAATCATAATAGGTCTCAAGAAGAGTTATTAGGGTTGGATAATCTGCCTGAAAATATTCAGGTAGAACTTCTGCAACCTTTGGGCTTCTGAAGTCCAATTCTCTACGGTTAAAATCTATTTCGGATTGGTTTCTCATGAGAGAGTTACCTGTGTGGTTTGACGGTCAACATTAGACGTTGCATAAGATACTGAAGTATCAATATCCAAATAATAGTTACGCAATGGTTTTATTACATTATCTGTTAATGGGACTGCCTTGATCTTAATGAATGCATCCCCCGAAAGGATAACGCCCGGAGCAAAACCAACCAATTGGATATGGGCAGTAGTGGGAGTGTATGAACCAATATTATCAACTACCACATTACCAGCACCGTCAATAATCTGTAGTTTGGTAGAAGATAGTTGATTTTTGATAGAACATATTTTACTATCATAATAAAACTTTGAACTAGTTATACGATAATTTACATCATCGGCAGCGGCCAAGGCATCTGGAAAATATATGTCGTATGTAGCAGAAGCTGAAGAGGTATCGGTAGTGGCAGTTGTAATTGGTGTTAATCGTTGTTGTAGTTTTACCTCAATTTCAGATGATAGAATAGCATTAGAAATTTCATCAATTTCTGTTTGTAGATTTGATTTACGGAAGGTGCCCGTGAAGGTTTTAAGGTTTGTGTCCACATAGGATTGTATGGTAGAAAATACAGTAGTTTCAACTGAGGATTGGGTCAACCCGGTCAAATTTGGGTTGAAATCAAATTCGGTTTCTATTTCAAGATATGTAATTACTGGATCGACATATTCTATATCAATAGAAAGAACTGCTCTATTTTCATTTAAAACAGAAGTGATATCATCTTTAATAGCAGTCTGGCTGGCAGTAGTCACCCCATCATCAAATAGAAGACCCACATACACAACTCCATAGTTTGCTGGAATGTTATCTTCTCCCCCCCACGCTACAACATCAGATACAGAAGCATGTCTGGTTTGAATTGTAGTTTGATAGTCTTCAGCAGTCACAAGTCGTTTTTGAGCAGCAAATCCTAAAGGAGCGTTTTGCCTGATTGATTCTATTGTTTGTTTGGCATCACCACCATAAGACGCAGATACTGTAACCACTCCTAGGGTATAATCTTCACTATTCACTGTTACTTGAGAGGTAGGAATGAAGGTTGTTGCGGCATTGGCATCTGATCCCACATTAGACAAATATTCTATGGTTACTTTGTTACCTACAGTTGGTTTAATGCCAATTGAAGCCCCGTCTCCAAACCCAAGCTCATAATAACCATTTGGAGTTTCTACCAAACGATAATGAGTTGAAGTTGAAGAAATCGATACTGCATCATCAATATCAGTATAGGAAGTGTACGAAGATGAATTGTAAGTATCGTATACCCGAACGTCTACCTGAGATGTGTCTATAGTTTTATCTGGGATAACGAATATTTGACGTTCATCATTCTCATTTACAATAAATGTTTTGGTTCTGGACGTACCTTCATAAATGGAAATATCATTTGACCCTAAACTATTTACAAAGGTGTAATATCCATTATCATTAGAGGCAGTCAAAGCTTCTCGTGTTTGGAAGGAATAACTAATATCATCTACCGAAGCTGTAAATTTCGTACCGGTAGGTAAAGTGATTGAAGTTGGCTTAATAGCAGCCCCGGATAGATTTAAGGTCAGAGTTACAATACCAATAGAAGCGGTTCTGGAACGTATGTTATACCCAAGAGTATTAGCCAAAGACACAACCGAACTTCTTAGTTGGGCAGTATCCAGATAAGCTTCATTCAATCCAAAATTTGCAAAAAGGGCATTATAATGAGAGTTATAAGCCAGCACATCTAAAATATTACTAAGACCAGAACCTTCAAAATCATAATCCGCAAATTCTGATTGCTGTTCAAAATACGTTTTGAGCTTACCTTTGATCGAAGCAAAGTCTAGTTGTGTTGTTTGTATGGTTGTTGTCATTATCGTAATCTCGTAATATCAGTTCTTAGGGTTACAATTTCTTCGGTGTTCACAATCTGGAAGACCAGCCTAACACCTATTGCATTATAATCAGGGGCAGCATTTGCTACTACTTCAAGCACCTTTGCCCTAGGTTCATAACTTTCCACCGCATTCTGCACCAATCTCTCTAGTTCTTCTTCTGCATCGGCATCTATCAAATCAAATAACAATCGGTTCAAACCGGCCCCAAACCTATGATCAAAGGGCTTTTCTCCTTTGGCGGTTAGGACTATGTTCTTCACCGATTGCTTCACGGCAGCAGCATCAGTTTTCTTGTAAACATCCCCAGAAGGTTTGTTTGCAAACGTTAAGTCTATATCGACATAATTTACTCTACGACCAGTAAGAATACTGGGGGTACCTAAATTTTTGTCTTCTATTGATAATGCTCTTGCCATGGTCTTTTCCTTTTATTTATAATCATTGCATGATGGTAATTAGCCAATCTGGGGCAGGAACGTGTTTTGATCTAGTCCCAGAACCACCCCAGTATCGACCACGACCAGAACCAATTGAATTTCCAACAGCAATATCATAGTGGAAAGTGTTACCGGACATATACAATACGTCATAATCTCTATTTGCAACACCAGCAGATGGAGTATGACCCATTGATCTGGCATTATCAGCAAACTTGGCAGTGAAGCGTTGTATGATCACAAGATCATCATCACGAGTAACCGTTAATCTACGACCATCTTTATACAATGCCACATCAGAAGCGTCACCATTGTGTCTACCAGAACCACCAGCCCCACGATAACCAGAAGTAGTTACAACACTAACCCCAACCTCATTACCAGTTTTTTCTAATAGATAAACCAAGTCTGGATTCACCCCGTTAGTTGCAACCTTGTGGGTTTGTTCTACCGGTTTAGGATTGCCAGAAGCATCAAGAGTAAGCTCGACTAGTTCATTACCAGATTGTACATTGTTATTGAAATATGTAGAAATTTCATTTGCATATTTACCAGATACGATTTGCCAGCGTTGATCAACTTCCGGCATAACGAGTATGAGTTGAACATTTAAACTTCCATCAGGAGCATAAGTGTCATAATCCAAAATAAGTTTATCATACAGCACAAAATCTTTCCAATATAAAGCAAGGTCATATGATTTGTCAAGATCAATTTTTCCATCAGGACCATGCAATTCATACACAACCACCCGACCTTTTGTAGCCAGATCATTAAGTCCATCAGGAGTAACGGTTTCTGATTCACCGGGTTTGTAAAATCCTTCGACTACTACCAAGCGGTGATCCACAAATTCATTTCTGTCATTATGAATAGTTTTCATGGCAGCAGCTTGCATTTGTAATTGTCTTGCAATAACCAATTTCTCTGCTCTTGATTCCAAATGATCTAGAGTTGTTCTTTCTCCTGTACCACCAAGGAATTTACCCAGTTGAATACCATCTTCCAGATTTAGACCGGGACCAATCGGTACCTCTTCATATAATTTCATTACATCATATGCAGGATTTGGAGTGAATGAGGTTGCTTCAAGATTTTTATTAGGAATGAAACGCCTTGCCCCGGTATCACCAGCGCCATTAGGAGAAATAGGATATGTTGGGGTTCTTACTGAACCACCAGCCCCGGATGTTCTTCTAACGCCCCCCGGTACAGGATTAGCATAAGAACCACCCAATACACCGTTTGCAAGCTGATTACCAACAAATTCTTCGTTAGCTCTATTGGCCTCATCCCTCATTCTAGAACGAACTTCTTCTGTGGACAAAATACGATCAGCCACCCCACCATTATTGACAGTTTGATCTATCATATTTTTAATGAAGTCTCCTTCATCCACTACAACTTTTCCTACTCCACCTTGGGCTTGCCCCAAATATATTTCAATAAGATCGGCTGTTGGCCACGCAGTTGCAGTCGAATTGGTTGGGGTATCGGGTGAAATAACCGTAACAGGATCAGCACCGGTTCCAGCAGATAGAGTGGCAAAATCAGACTTACAGGCATCTTTGGCCTTACCATCAAGTTCTCCATGGAACGTAGGGCTTGTCACGCCTTCTGTAAACGTCCCTGAAGTGCCAAACACGTTCTGGGCATACATAGTGATACCAGAACCACCTATCGTGCCTGTAGCCCCGAATATAGACATAGATTGGGCAGACATATTCATGTTTGGGGTTGAGACCGACATATCCCCTTCGGCACTCATTTTAGTAGAACCAGAAGAAGCTACCTTCATATCCCCGGCGACGGTTTGTCGATAATCCCCTTTGGTAATATCATTCTTACCCCCAAGAGAAGAATTTGTAACAGTCCCCACAGTTGTAACTGATCTTGAACCAGATACGATAGAACCTGATTGACCATAAACCAATTCACGAGAAGACCCATTAACAGTTTCAGATTTAGAACCTCCAACTGTTGTGTTGATGTTACCGCCAACATTTAAATTCAAATCACCTTGTACGTTTAGATTAAGGTTACCATTCGATTGTATGGTTGCTTCCCCTTCAACAATAGAGATATTGTTACCAGAGACTACAGTAGCCATATCACCCTGAGAATTGACTATAACCGAACCATCAGGTCTAATATCAATACCAGCCCCGGATTTGTGCATAATAAGAATTCGTTCTCCCCCCGGAGTATCATTAACTTCTATGATATGACCAGAGGTAGTTTCATTTACATCCGCATGTGGATATTCAGATGGGGGCGGTCCTGTGTTTTCAACAGGAATATCATTGAAACCCCCTCCAATTTCTAGGGCATTCCAATCTCTGCCTCTGCTACTTTTATTGGTAGACACATCACTAATGTATCCAGTTCTAGGAAAGGCACCAGACGGGTCAGCAAAACCAAATACTGGAGTACCCGAAGCATTAACTTCGTCTGTTCTTTGATCTGCTATATCTTTTGGGTTAATTGACATTGTAATCTCTAAAAGTTTCGGGGGTCAAGGTAATCTCTAATCACTTCTATTGTAATACCATCTTGGGTTTTCCATTCAGGTTCCCCCTCTGGTATTACATTATTATGATTAAATTTGTTTTTAGAATATCCTACAACATCAAATGCTGGGTCTGTATCACCGTCATCTGAGGTCATATAATGTCCTGCTACCAAGGCTTGAGGGAATACTCTATGGAAGCTGGCCATAATACCATGATACGCTGTCCATTGGGCGGCTGTTATGGATTTGGAAGAACGGTATTGAGTATAAGGTTTAACAGCAGCATCAGATGTTTCATTAAGACCACCAACAAATGCGAACCCCAAGAAATGTTTATTGTGATTTTTATCGTGGGCACCAGCTTCAGCCATGGGTCTACCTGCTTCAATAACACCATCTCTTCTGATAACCAAATGATATCCAATACCAGCAGCCCCGGCTTCTTTATGTTGAGCATCAATCCAAACCGAATCTACATCCTGATCTGAGAAAGTTTCTGTCCAATGAATGGTACATCCCGCAATTTCATTACCAGATGTGCGTGTAACATTTCTGAATGTTGCTTCAAGCTCATCAAACGTTTTAATTTCTTCAAACGCCCATGTTTCTTCTACCCCAATACCAGATTCTGGACCAACCGAATTACCGGCAGGGGCTGGGGCTGTTGTTGCTGAATTTTGAGAGTTTAATCCTTGAGGTAACTTTCCAATCTCGTTTATAACCAAAGAAGTAAAGCTACTGGCAGTAGTATTTGAATTTGTTCTATCTGTATAAGATGAAAGATCGGTGTTAATCTCCAGATATGATTCTTCTATAGCATTAACTCTTTCGTATGTGGTTAGGGTAACGATAGTCCATTCTGATTGTGGTTTTAAAATATCTGTCCAATATGTATCTGGCACCGTGATATATTTTTTGATTATATCGAATGCCTCAGTATAATTTTTGTCCACAAATAAGATAAATGAAGCCGTTATGTCTGCATCAGATACTGTTCTATCTACCAGAAGCTGCACTTGACTTTCATAATTCTTTTCAATCTTCTCCCCCATGTCAACTAGATACTGATCACTCTTGACGTTCAATTTTGATTTAATAAGATTTACATATTTCATTACTTCGTTGATTGCATCGGATGAAATGTTATCGGTAACGGCAGGCATTACAAAACTTTCTAAATTAGACGTGGTCAATCCCTTGAGAACATCTTCAAATTCAGATGGGTCTTTACCTGTTATTTTTTCAAGGGCAGCAGATACAGCTTCTGCACTAGTCAAAGAATGAACATTTTCAAGAAATCCATTTTCTACGTTGGCAGCAGTTTCTGTTATAGCCAAAAGATCAGCAGCGTCGGCAGAAGGGACGGTTCCAATTAAATCTTCGGCCATGCCCGGAATATCTTTTGTAAATTCTCCAATGTTTGGAATCATGTTAGGTAAATTTTTAAGTTCTCCAAAATCTATGGTATTGGTCAAGGATTCAATACCTGATCTAATTTCTCCAGTATCATTCATCAAAGACATTAAGCCAGCAGATTGACGATTACCAGCTTCTGACACTGCATCTTGAGCAGCAGAAAAATCTGTATTACGAGTGATGCTTAATAGTTGTGTTGATAGATCAGATATGTTTAAAGACATTAGTTATACCTCGCATAAATTGCTCTAGCATTTTGAAGCCTAACATTATAAGAACCGGCTTCGGGTCTTTCATATTTAGTCTCGAAAACTCGTACCGCACATTCCAAATTCGTACATGCTTGAAATTCTCGCAATCCCAAATATGGTTGTGTTTCAAGCTCCCATAAGATAAATTTTAATTGTATTTCTAGGTCTGTCCAAGGTCTGCCACGTTCATCTGCAAAGGCTTTGAGTTGTTGTAGTCTTCCTCCGCCTTCATACCATTGGGCAATACCATATGAAGCTTCACCTTCATAATTCCCAACAGAGGTATCTAGATTGACTGTAGATTCGGCTTGAAGATTACCAATTATGGCAGCGGAATGCATTGGTGAAAATCCAGCTTCGATAAAGAAGTTATATGATTGCTCAACATTATTGTTACCAAGCTCTGACATATTTACATTTGCCATTGGCTCTATTCCAGCCCTTGTGCCTGTTATACCATGGCCCGGTCCTGTCACAAGTCTGGTTCTATCAATCCTAGGATCAGACGCTCTTGAATTTTGCTGGGCAGAAGAAGTTTCTACTTTTGGTATCACGGCAATAATCATAGGAAGCTGAGAAGCTTTGCCATCCAAGAAGAACCCCATTACCAACGCATTGGGTTTTAATCCCGTGCTTCTACCTATGCCTGAGACGCCCCCTTCTGTTGTAGGAAGCCCCACCTGTGCCCAAGGTAGGTCACCAGTACCTATATCAGACTGTAGGTATGAGTGGACGCCTTTAACCCTCACACGCACCCTTCCGAGTTTCATAGGATCATTTATATCTTCGACCACTCCAAAAAACCAACGGAATTGATCACCATAATAATCCATTGCAAAATTACGTTCATTTGAAATCATTACGTTTCCTCCAAGTTGGCTAATTTAGCACATGTCATAGAAACGTCATATCTTTCGGGTCTGATAACATGACGGGCAGCATAAATTAGATAAACGCCAGAACGTTTTTTATCTTTTGCTTCATCCCCCGGTTTACCAGCATCTGCAAGCCTTTGATCATTTTTCAAAAATACCAATCTGATTTTACGACCAATAGAAGTGTTTTCTCCCCTGCCAAGAAAGTTGTAACCCGGCACCACAATATCAATAGGGCTTTTAAGTAGGTAATGTCTTAAGGCACGGGCGGTAGCCTTGGCTCTATGTTCTGACAATTGAGGGGATTCGTAATAGTTAGCATGCTCTGGGAAGGTGTTAGAAGTTACCAGTTGACTAAGAACAGAAGGTCTGTGACCAGCCAAAGTTTTTTCGTTTAGTTTGAAATCTTTATCATAAATTGGACCAGTTCCATCAGTTATGATATTCCTTGATACCATATCTTCCAAAATTTGTTCCATATTAATATTCACGTCAAGATGGGTGGGGTCCTGTTCTATGGTGGTATCTATAAAGTTGTATTCAGAACTTACCGTACCATTATTGATTAACCCCATCATATCTTCTGATTTGGTTAAACTATATGCCTGAATAATATATGATTGTTCCAGAACAGTTTTTTCGATAGAATAACGGGTATACGCCTGTGAAAATGTATAATCTCTATCTGGATTATTTATTGGGGGGGTTGAAAGCATTTCTGCCAAATTTGTCATGATTAGTTTGTCATCATTCAAGGTTGAATATAAAAAGAACGGCATAGAATTTGCGGTACAGGTTCTGTCCTTTACCCAACGAACTGTATCCAAGGTAGACCAGTTTGGTACAATTATTTTAATAGGGGGTTGGGAAGATTCTTCAAATGTAGACTTTTGGTTTTCCTTGGTTTTGAGATTTGTAATTTCCTTTTTCAAATTGTCCATGAGAAGATTTTCAATGATCTTTTCTGGTTTGCCTGAGTATGCCTTAGACACTACATTCAAACGATCCAAATAGGCATGATCTTCTAAAAGGTTTAAGGATAGTCCTTCTGTTGTATCTCCCCCCGGAGCTACTGCCTGAATGTCAGTTACAATGAAATTCTTTTCCACCTCAAGGGCTGTTGGATCACCAAACAACTTTACTCTAATTCTCACCTTTTCAGTACCCTGAAAATTTACCAAGTTGAGAATATCCGCTGTATCAATAATCAAAGCGGTAGCTGTTAGGAACGGTATATCTACATGTTCATATATGTTAATCTCTGCTACAGTTGCTGCAAGTTCGTATGATTTTTGTTCAAATCTTTCAGATGTGACCAGAAAACTTAAGATACTAACGTCATGGGCTGAAGCTGTTGTAAGTTCTACCATTACAAACCTTTTCTCATAGAGGATTGAAATTCAGAAAATACTGTGTCTATCACGTCTGGTTTGATTATGAGAATTTCTTTAAGATCATCATTTTGAGCAATGTATCTATCATGAAAAGTTACAGGAAGATTTAATGCGCCGGGGGTTGAATATGGGCTAACATCTATCCAAGCACCATCAGAATCTTCGTAATGATGAATAGCATTATATTCATAAGTAGCCCCCACCAATGTAGCAGAATTTACTACTGCATCTTCTGTTGCCTGAATATCTTCTGTTGACAAAAATCCCAAAAGACCTTCAACAAATATTTGTCCCAAGTCTAGGTTGCGTTTAATCACAGTGCCTGTAGCACCAGACGTTACCCCAGAAACCGTTGCCCCAACCTTAAAAATACTGGTTAGATCATCCCGTGAAGTTAGGACTGTATTATTCTTTTCCTTTTGAACCGCAGAAAGTAAACGTTGGGATGTTAGAGGCCACCCGCCCTTTCTCAACTCATCATTCATTAGGAAAAAGGTCCAGTAATAATCTGTGGTTTCGTACAATTTGAAAGATAAATTATCCGGGCGATCCCCATCCAAAATATGATACTTGCTGTAGAACGCAGAATTGTCTTTGACCCTATCAATCAAATCTACATACGATCCTAGGTGTTGGTGATATGCATATTCATCTAATCCCCCAAACCTATAAGCCACAAATGGAACATTCTTGAAATAACTCATTAATAACCTCCCGAGATAATATCTTTTTTGGATAGTGTTCTGCTTTCTCTAAACGACATTGTTATGTCTACTTCAGAAAAATTACCATCTTCAAAGAAACCCATTCCTGTTGAGTTATAAGTGGTTTCCATATTTTCCAAATATGATGGTAGAATTTTATGTGCGATTTGTTTACCTGCATGAGTAAATGAAATTTCAAATTTGTTGGGGAATTCATAACCGATTGGTACTCCCCCACTCATCACAGAATCCTTGGGATATAATTCTGTTCTAAAAAATTTGATAATGTTGGTAATAGCTTGGGCTTCTTCTTTTGATACTGGGATCAATTTAAAACTAAAAGAAAACTTTCTCATTGAAACTTCTTTGAACAAAGTACGTTTGTTTGGATTAACTGTTGTCTGGGCAACCGAACCTGCTATGGCTCCAGCCCCCTCACCAGCCATTTTAGCTAGACGTACAGCCCCCAATCTTACCGCTTCAGGGGATTTACTAACATTAAATGCATCTACCAAAGCTTCAATAGCATGTTTACCCATAGCGCCCCCAGCGCCTGCAAACCCACCTCCAGCTTTTAAAGCATGCTCTATCCCTGCCCCTATGGGACCAAGATTAAAATCTTCAAATTCTACTCCATCAGCAAACGCAATACCAGTTGGGATATACAGGGTAGTTCTTCCCATAGGTTCCATTCTGGTTTCTCCAACCGAAAGAACTCTTTCGTCTACCACCGGGGCACCGGGGATACCTGCATCTATTGCTGGAGAATCAGGTTCAGGTTCAGACGCAAACCAATCGGCAGGGCTTGGAAGGCTCATGGAAGGTGGTATCTCTTTAACCACCTGAAAATGAATCTTAGCTTCATAGTAATCCAGATCGTTTAGGGGGAATCTCAGGAATTCTAGCATGTTTGTTTTCTCTAAATATTCAATAAAGTTTATACTATTTATACAGGTTTATGGCGTATTCAGGAAAATATAGGGTTCAGAACCCCAGCAAGTATCAAGGTGACTATAGAGAAGTAGTTTACCGTTCATTGTGGGAAAAATCATGCTTTAAGTGGTGTGATTCCAATTCGAAGGTCAAAAAATGGTC